CTCCTGGAAGTAAAACTCCACACTGAGGCGGGGACATCAAGCCCCGCGCCAGTATTTTAAAAACCTTTCAGTTTATAATTTCAAAGCGCAGGGTTTCCCCTGTCCTAGGACATAAATGCCCCCCATGCGGTCACCACATGGCTAATTTAACGTCGATTAAGGCGACGGGTTGTTGCTCACATAAACAACGGGCGTTCCTGTAAAAAAGAACGCATTAAAATCTTCTGCTGTTGCGCAATAAGTATGAATCTCCTGGATATCATTAGATCCCTGATACATTGATGATGTCGTAAAGAAATAATCCGTAAAATAAACTGCAGTAGTCTTATTCTTCAGCTTCGCGGGAGTGAATCGCATATTGGAATACCATGGAAATTCAGCTTCGACAGCGCCAGCATCACAGCGGTTTAGGACACAACCATCCATAGTCTCGTTAATCACACGAGAACCAGTAGCCGTAAATAACCTATTTTGGGCACCGTCCGCGCGAACAGCAGTACTAACGGCACCATTACTACTGATTGTGTCCCAGTCGTTAGAAAATGTATCCAAAACCACGGCGCGCTCATCAGCACGACGCATTATCGAAACAATGTTACCAAGAGCTCGTTGACTAGTCGAATCCATAACTACCTTCCAACGTAAACCCCCACGCCATCCAGCAAATGCAGGAGTGATATAATTCAAGAACGTGTTCATACAAAAATTCCACGTGCCAACGGGTACAGTGGTAGTATGAATAGCTCCAGTAGGATCACCCCTATAATACGGAAAAGTACACTGGTTCACTCGTAACGTTCCACTGGTAGCTGTAGTGGGACCATAAGAAGAATGATAACAATATCGCTTTAATAGAGTACGAAGCGACTCAATCGTCTCACCAGGATAAACATCAAAAAATTGCGGATCTTGTTTCTCGACCATACCAACGTCGAGATTGCAACTTTCCTGGGAAACTGGAGCATTATCTTGCTCGGAATTATTTTCCATGTCCACTTCTTCAACTTCTGGACAAGATTGAGGAAAGTATGTGAGATTTGAAATACGGGAGCCAGTAGGATTCATAACACAAAAATCATCACACATTCTTGTAAAAAC